GATGAGGAATAAACTTGTCATCCTATTATAACTTGCGAATGCGCAATGAAAAAGTACAAAGCGATCGCAGTACCGGTAACCTTTGCCGATGGGAAACCAAGGTTTCTCACGGTGAGGGACTGGAGATTTAAAGATTGGATTTTCGTCACTGGTGGATGTCGTCGACGTGAAATCGTCAACCCCCTTCGATGTGCCCTAAGGGAACTCGAGGAGGAGACACGAGGTGTCGTGTCCCTAAAGAGTGGCGAATACACAGAATACAAGTTTACAGTCAAAGAGAGCCCCTCAGTGGATCTCGAATATAACGTCTTTATATTCTTCGTGAACTTCACCAGAACTGAGCAACAGGCACAGATAAAGAAGTTCTATGAGGAGAAGCATAAGACGAGTGTCAAGAAAAGTATGAACCAACCCATACGAAAAACATACGATGAGAACGATTACATGAGCTATGATACCCTCGAAGAGTTTAACGGACGTAAACGATGGAAATTGATCGTCGACAACGTCGTCAAAAATCCTCAATTTTATGCGTGTATAAGTTCTCTCAATAGAAAAACCTTCTCTATTAAATAATGAAGTCTAAGGCTTTCATATTAAGGCAGATCGGTGAACTTCTCGATAAGAACAGGGGTCTCTGTGAAGAGGAGATCCAGGTGTGGTTCAAAGAAAATGAAGATAGGACAGTATATGAACTCCTCACCATAAAGAAACAACTCTCACAAACTCAAGAATTTCAGGATGTCTCAACCATGAGATGGTTTAGAGAAGAGGCTCCTTAATTTGGTATGTTTAAGAGTTGGTGTGCTTCCCAAAAAATCAATAATGCAGCCAATCTATCACATGTGCTCATGGACGGTGGTGTCCTTTCCGTGCCATTTGATAAATTGAACATGTTTCACGAAAAGTACGTAGAAGCTGTTCGTCGTGGTGAGAAACTCTACGTCGTGGAACAGAAGAGTGAGAGGTACAACTTTTTCGTTGATATCGATTACAAGAGTGAGGAACCCCTCGGTCTCGATGATATCAAAGATATCTGTAAAGTCATATGTGACAAGGTGAAACGTCATGGTGGCAGGGATTGTATCATCTCGGTGGCTCACCCTAAACCATGTGGTGATCAGATTAAGACGGGTATTCATTTGAACTGGTCTGGTCTTGTCGTGGACCAGGCTTCTGCGGTTGCCCTCAGAGAACATATCCTAATCGCTCTCTCGAGATCTAAAGGTGGTATCGACTGGAACCAAGTCATAGATGCATCTGTGTATGGGTCAGCAACACGTAAAACAAAGGGAAGTGGTTTTCGTATGCCGTGGTCTTATAAGAAGGCGAAACATGATGCATGTAACGGACAGGGATGTTCTGGATGTGATGGTGGAAAGATTGATCAACTCCCCTATCTCCCAGTGTTTAGGTATGTATACGGACCCTTGAGTTCTATCATACGTATAGAACAAGATCCTTCTCTTGAAATTCTCAACATGACAGTTGTGAGAACAGATGCTCCACAAAATACTATTGTAGAATCGCCATCTTCCGGAATTCGTGAAGGAACGTTCACGGTCGCACAGACGAAAGATGAACTTCACGATGAGAAGATTAAATCTGAAATCGAAGCATTTGTTCAGGCAAATTTGGAAGGTCAGAAGAATGCCATGGTTACGAAGATATTTAAGCATCGGAACTGCTTTCTCGTATCCACAAACTCAAAGTATTGTGAAAATCTCAAGAGGGACCATGGATCCAACCACGTTTGGTTCATCATAAGTGGAAAGGAGATTGTCCAAAAATGCTTCTGTGAATGTGAAACACTCAGGGGGAGACGAGATGGTTTTTGTAAGGACTTTTGTGGAAGACGCCATGGACTTCCAAAGTCCCTAATTGATAAACTCTACACCGACACCAAGAATTGTCCAGAGATTAAGAAACGTGTCGAGAAACCTCAGATGAGAAATGATGAACTCAAACCAATGCTTGAGGTGTTCATCAGGAAAAACATGGGTGTACCAGAGGATCTCCAGATTGTATCAATTCTAAAATTCAAAAATAAACATTCGATCCTTACGAATTCAACATATTGTGAGACGATAGGTGGAACACATAGTGATTGTGTGATGTCCTATCTAGTAGATGGCAGTAAAATCACACAAAAGTGTCCAAAATGTAAAAAAAGTAAGGCGAGAACTCATGGTTTAGACGCAAAGATTGTAAAGGTACTTAAACACTAAAATACTTTATACTCCAAATGATCACTCGATCTGGAAGAAAGATAAAGAAACCCGAATTGTTTGTACCCACTGAGGATGTCGTAAACGATGATTATGGTGACGATGACCACGATACTGATTTCGATTCTGATCTAGACACAGAAGATGAATGTTATTCTGATGAGAGTGAAGATGATGATGATGACGACGTCGATGAAAATGGAAACTTGAAGGATTTCATCGTCGACGATGAGAGTGAGAGTGAGGAAGAAGACGCTTAAAAAAAACAAGATCTATAATAGAAAATGGAAACTGATATTGGAAATCCCATTGAATACAATCCGACGATGGATCCTTTATCTCAGGATATCAATGAAGAACCTGAACAACGTGAACAGGAACCCCCCATGCCCTATTACATGGACTACCCCCCACCCCCTCCTCCTCCACAGTCCCAAGAAAATGATATTTTTTCCAAGATTGACAAGTCTACATGGATTATCGCATTCGCTGTGTTCCTGTTAGGCTTTTTCATGGGTAAGACCATGCAACCAGTGATCCTCAGGTATACGTAACTTACTTTTTGTTTGGAAAACCACTCAACCAATGTTCGTCAGGTACTGTAGAATACGCGACGAACATTCCTACATCTCCATAAACAGGTTTCAGTTGACCGGTAATATCTCGGTCCATAACCTGAGACGGGTATATGGGTATGATGAACGCATCACGGGTATCCTCGATGAAGCCAGCTGTTGTACTGGCTTCGGGTTCCGTTTTGTTTTTTAAGTCAAATGTTGGGTTAAAAAACAAAATAAAGAAGGCACTGACCAAGATAATCGTGACGACTATTTTGATCATTTTTGTTTAATGTATATGGATATTATTTATTCTTCGGGCTCCTCCTTCACATCTTCAAGCTTGGCAGCAGCCTCGCGCTGCTTACGGCGTTCCTCGAGTTCAGCGGCGACGATCGCGTCGGCTTCCTTGACAAGTTCTTCCATTGGTGTATCGGGCTTCTCCTTCTTGAGGCGCTCGAGAACCTCGGCGGGGTGAGACACAGGAGCCTCATCTGGCTTGGTGTAAAACTTGGAGTTTTCGTCACCAGGGGCATACTGAACCTTCGTATCCATCATCGCCTGCTTACGCTCCTGGAACATGCGAGCAGCCTGAGCCTGGTTCTCCTTGTAACCAGTCATAATCTCTTCAAGCTTCTCGTTCGTGTAGTGTACATCCTCAATCTTCGTGGGATCGGGGGGAATGAGAAGCCACTTGTACATGTCTACGACGTAGATATCAAAGGTGGGATCCTCCTTCTGCAAACGCTTGGCGTGACTGGCAGCTTCATCACGTGTCGCGAACGCACCACGGATCTTGATACCAAATTTATCATTCTTTTGGGGCGCCTCGGGTCCAATGATGGAGAGGCACGCGAAGACCTGTCCGGGTACGGTGGTGTAGTCGGTTTCGAGAGACATTATACACTTCTAAGACATCAAAACTTTAAGTTCCTAAGTAAACACCTTAAAAACGTGAATATAATGTAAGATATGGAGGAGATTCGCAAAAATCACAATGAAGCGAAGAGGGGGCTCATTCAGTCTGTGTCTCGTGAGGGACAGCACATTCTGGATGTTGGTTGTGGTTTCGGTGGAGATCTTCAAAAATGGCACAAGTGTGGTGTGAACATAAACATGTGTGACCCAGAGCCGTCAGCCCTCGAAGAGGCTCGTTCCCGCGCGAAAAATATGCACATGCGAGTAAACTTCTATGAGGGTGACATTCATGTATGTCCGAGACGAAAATTTGATATTATATGTTTCAACTTTTCACTTCACTACATTTTTGAAACTCGTGAGAAATTTTTTAGCTCAATCCGAGAAATCAAGAAGAGAATAAAACAAGGTGGGCAGCTCATCGGTATCATCCCAGATTCAGAAAAGATCATCTTCAAAACACCTCTCATCGATGACATGGGAAACTTTTTCAAAATGAAGGATCATGGGAATGGTGGTTTTGGGGAAAAGTTGTGGGTTCACCTAGCAAACACTCCGTATTATGCGGATGGACCGAAACCAGAACCAGTTGCTTACAAGGATCATTTGGTGACACATTTGGAAGAGATGGGATTTAGTTTAGTAAAGTGGGAAAGTCTCAAGGGAAATCCGATTTCGGAACTCTATAGTAAATTTATCTTTGTCTATAACAGATGATAGCAATTGTACTCCTCATCCTACTCAATGTATGGATACTTCATCAGACCAGGGAACCACAAAAATTGGTCGAAGTGAAGGAAAGATATCGTATCCTCAGGGAACATTTAAACGATACAAATCATGAACGATTTCACATGCTTGTGAGGTGCGTACCAATCACTGGATTTCTTCGAATGAATGGATCAGTTGGCTACAATACAAACAAAGGTGGTGAAATTGCTGTGTGTCTCGATGGGGAAACAAATGAAATCTTTCACGTCTTGATACATGAATTGGCACATTGCACAGTCCCAGAGTATTCTCACTCTCAAGAATTTTGGAACAATTACATCGAACTCCGTGACATATGTGTAGACCTAGGTATTTATGAGAAAATTCCTATTAAGACTGCCTTCTGTGGTGAGCATGTCCAGGATAAATAATCTACGCTTAGATAAATGAAAACACCGGTCGGTATTTTGTTGATGGCTATCGCCTACTGGATAGCCATTTATGGTGTAACACTCATTCCCCAATACGTGAATAACTACTACGTCAATCTCATTTGGCTAACCCTCGTCATACCAAACATGCTGCGTTTTATAGTTGGAAGTGTTCCCCGCCTCGCGGTGGATCGTGTTTTCTTCTTGTCGACGACTGTCATCGCGATGGTTCTCACATTTGCGATAAATGCCATTTCCAA